AGTCGCCGGAGGCGCGCGGTCTCTCCCAAACAATGCGGGCTCCGGCCCGAACAAAACGAAACGCCGGCCAAAAAACAAAAGACCGTTGCAATGCGCCAGTCCCGCAGACCGGCGCGAACGGCCAGGCCGGCGAATCGTCCTCCCTCAACGAACGCCTAGCCGGGGCGAATGCGAATGGCAAACGAAACGGCCGGGAACTTGCCGGCGAAAACGCGGCTGCGTCTGACGATGCTACCGGAACCACCCATGCAGGGGACGCCGCACCACCCTCCGCGGCGGCTTGCACGGGCCGGGATGCATGCGCTGAGGCGGCTGTGAACGGTTTCGCTGCCGCGCACGGAGAGGTGAGCGGGACCGTTGATGATCGAAGACCGCACGCCCCGGAAGACTTATCCAACATGAAGAAAAATGAAACTGCCGCTCGCAGCGGAAAAGCTGAAACCACCGGAACGAAAGAATATCCGTCGGGAATTGATGAGCCGCTGGCGTTCGATGCCCCGGGATTCGTGGACGAAATGCACGCGCGTGTAAATTTGTATGAAGTGGGGCGGGATTTTTTGAAATCCCAGGATTTGAAGATTCGACAGCGGACTTGGGAGTTTCTGCTCGATATGAAATTTGGGCGCGGTGCACCCGTAACGGTGGAAGAGCCGACATGCATCGATTGGGAATTGCCTAAGCCGAAGGAATGACGCGAGCAGATTTTGGAGGAGGGAAGTATGAGCAATCCGAAATTGGTTTTTGCGGGAGAGATGGCGCAGATCGCCGGCGTGATTTCCGCAGTGGCGGGCGTGGTGCTGAGTTTGCATCATTGGCCGGCCGCGGCGGCGCTGATTGGTGGGGCGGCCGCGTTTTTTGTTGGGAAGAAATTGCGTGCGCAGTAGTCGGAGAAAAACCAAGCGATAAGGCTGGCGGCGTAAAGTCGCCTCGATGAAGGTTTCGGCGCATATGGGTTTCAAAACGAAAAGGTCTCACGCGCCGAAAGCGGGAAGCGGCAAGAAGCTTCGGCTCGGTGACCATTACGACCCGTTTAAACGGCAGCGCCAGTTTCATGAATCGCGTGCGAAATACCGCCTATTTGGCGGCGCGGCGGGACCAGGAAAGACCAAAGCGCTGCTGTGGGAAGCGATTCTTCGCGCCAATAAAGTAAACGGCTGCGACACGCTGCTGCTGCGGCGAACGTATTCCGAACTTGAAAGTTCGCTGTTGGCGTATTTCCGGCGCGATGTGCCGCGGAAGTTTTACAAGAACTACAACGAGTCGAAGCATGTGGTGACGTGGCTGAACGGTTCGACAACGCGTTTTGGCTACTGCCGCAATGAGAATGACGTTTACCAATACCAGGGCGCGGAATTCTTGTTCATCGGGCTCGATGAGCTGACGCATTTTACTTTGAAGCAATGGCAATTCTTGACGTCGCGCAACCGGTGTCCCGTACGGGGAAGTTTTCCGTGCATGGCGGGCGCAACGAATCCGGGAAATATTGGGCATGCATGGGTGAAGGCGCTGTGGGTGGATCACGCGCCGCCGGCGGGATTTGAGCGGCCGGAGCTGTACGACGCGAGCGATTACGATTTTATTCGCGCGCGGCTCGACGACAATCCGATCTACGCGAACGACGCGCAGTACCGGAAAACGCTGGAAGCGCTGCCGGAGCATTTGCGCCGCGCGTTTTTGGAGGGCGACTGGAACGTTTTCGCGGGGCAGTATTTTGATCTGTTCGATGTTGGCCGGCACACGGCGCGGCCAGAGGATTTGCGATTAGAGCCATGGCTGCCGCGATGGATTTCGATCGACTGGGGATTTCATCATCCGAGCGCGGTGTATTGGCATTGCGCGGTTCCGGGCAGAGTCGTCAGTCATCAGTCGTCGGTCATCAGTTCAGAAAGAACCGCAACGGCGAGAGGCTCGTCAGGTTTCGGCGGACAAGGGATTGTCACATACCGCGAGTTTTTGCAGAACGGGCTTTCACCGCGGATGCTGGCGCAGGCAATTGTCGAACGGAGTGGACGCGAACAAATTCGCGAAGTATTTCTTTCGCCGGATGCATTTGCGCATCGCACGGCGGAAGCATCGATCGCGGAGCAGCTTGGCGACGTGCTTGTCGCAAATGGATTGCCGCGACCCGCGCCGGCGGATGACGATCGCGTCGGCGGCTGGCAGTGGATGTATCAGTTACTGGAAAACGACGCGTGGGTGATTACCGAAAATTGCGTGAAGTTGATTGACGGGATTCCACTCCTGGTGCGCGACGAAAGGCGCATCGAAGACGTTCGCAAAATGGACGGCGACGACGCTGCGGACGCAGCGCGATACGGATTAGTTTCCGGCGCGCGGCTTGCTGGACTGCATGCCTTGGCCGCGGACGACGCGCCGCCGGGCGGGCTCGGAACGCAAGGTAGCGGCGAGCCACATTTCGTTCACGGCATGCCGCTAAGCGAACAGATTGCGCGCCAGGTGAGCGCGACAGATCCGACTTCGCGCGCGATTCACTATCAACGCCTCGAAGGCGAAGCGAATAAATTTTTGCGGCCCAAGGCACTGCCGCGGCGAAGGCATTGGTAATTACGCCGCACCTGTACTGGCGCGGCGATCGTCGGGCCGCAGTCAATGTTAAATTCACGATTAGGAACCGTAAATCGTGAATAAAACAATTGGACCGGACAAAGTGTTGCGGGGAATAGCGCTCTTCAGCCTGGTGGCGATGGGCGCCGCGATGATTTATCGCGCAAAGCATGGCGGGCCTCAGTTGCAGTATGGGGCGCAGCTTTTTGACACGGTTGGCTATTTCTTCTTCGCGTTTATTCTGTTTGGGCTTTTTTACGGGCAATACGTTTGGATTCCGCGCCTTTTGAAGCGCCAGCTAAACCTGGTGCTGGGATTTGTGCAGGCGTTTTTGTGCCTCGCGTTGTTGTTATTGGGCCTGTTGCCGGTATGGGTCGCCGACATGGGTGCGTCGCCAAGATTCACGGCGGACAACATGGCGATCACGATCGCGATTTTGGGCGAAGCGTTCTTTGTGGTGAACATTTGCTGGACGCTGCTGCAACCGGCGGCGTCGGCTGTGCCGCTGGCCACCATGGCGCTGCAAAAAACCAGCGAACTGGTGCCGCTCCAGGCGGAACTGCATCCTTCGCCGCGATTGCAAGCCCACAAGCGAATCAAGTTGAACTACTTGCGCTGGTTGAAGCCGGAAAATCCAGTCGAGAAGTTCGGCGTCACAGCAATGTTTCTGTTGGTTGGTGGCGGATTGATTTGGCTACTGTTGCCGGAGTCGCGCTTTCTGATTCTGTTCGGCGGGCAGAAACATTTTCTCGCGATGGGCGTTCTCTGGTGGATTTGCGCGGTGCCGTTCGGGATTTATTCCTTGGCGTACTGGCTGCACGCGGGCCGGCGCAGCGTCCCTTTCGACAAATGGTTGACCAAGATACATCTGGCTCTTACGTTCGTATGGCTGATCGATTTTATCCGCATCGTGACACTGGCGCAGTGGTCGTTGACGTCGCGTTTACCGGATCTGCTGATGGACAACTACACGTTTGAGCTGTATGCACTGCTCGGCGCGTCGGTGGCACTCTTCTTTCTAAACGTTCGCACCAAGGCGCGGGCGGCGACGAAGTAGCGCATTTCTTTTCCAGCACAAAGTGAAAACATGATCGAGTTTTTCAAAAAACTCCTGCAGTCGAGGTACGTCGGCTTGCTCGAGGGAGAAGTGGTGCATCTCCGCGCGGAAAATCGTGCGCTGACGAATTCGCTACTCGGCACGGCGGGATTTCCGCCGGTGGATTTTCTCGAAGCCCCGAAGCTGCAGGAATTGCCACGAACCCGGCGGCGCAGCTGGCACCAGATTCAAGCCTGGCGGGAAGAAACTGCGAAAAGGGAAGTCACAGAGGCGCAGCGTCAGTGAGTTTCACAGCCAAGAAAAGATTCCATGAACAACTCATATGAAAACGAAATGGCCGGAGCGATTGCACCGGCGGATGGTTCGTTGCCGTACACACCGCCCGGGGCTGAATCCGCTCCAACTTCGCTCGGCCCAAACAACGAAGGGCTGGAAGATGCGAAGCCGCACGTGGTGAATGCACTGCGCGACCTGGTGCTGCAGTATCGCCAGGAAGGCATTGTCGCGCGGCGACACGAGATTCGGAGGATTCGCCAGGCGCGGCTTTTCTGGCAGGGTTTGCAATACGCGTGGTGGAATCCGAACGACATGAACTGGCACATGCCGTTCGAGTCGAAATCCAGCGACGACCGTGAACTTCAGGAGATGCCGCGGTATCAGTTCGTTACGAATTTTTATCAGGGGTTCGGGCTGTCGTTCATCGCCGTACTTTCGCAGGATGTGCCGAGCGTGCGGTTTTATCCGCAGTCGTCGCAATCGCTGCAGGACATTGCGGCAGCGAAATCGGCGAGCGACGTGGCGCAGTTAATCGAGCAGAACAATCACGTCGAGGAGTTGCTGACGTCGATCGGCTATTTTTTGTGGACCGATGGGAAGCTTGGCGCGTACGTGCGGTACGTAGCGGACGGGCAGCGATTTGGTTTTCACGACGAGCAGATGTTGGAAGCAATCGAAATTCCGCTCGGCGAAGACGTTTATGTTTGTCCGGAGTGCGCGAAGGAAATCCCCGTAACGCCGCCATCCTTGCCGGCCGCTGACACCGATGCGAGCACGTCCGATCGCCGCTTGGAAGGCGGCGTTACAAAGAGCTGTGCGGACTGTGGCGCCGAATTAAATGAGACTTATATTCGGAAGGCGGAGCGCGTTACTGTACCTCGCGTCGTGGGAACGCGGCGCGTGGCGAATGGCCAGGAAGTAATTTCGATCGCCGGCGGCCTCGAATTGAACACACCCGTCTGGGCAAACGAGATGCACGAATATCCGTACCTGCAATGGCAGACGGAAGTGCATCGCTCGAAATTGAAAGCGGCGTATCCGCACGCGGCGAACAAGATTGAAACTTCGCCGTCGCAAGGCGCGGAAGATGTGTACGCACGCGTTTCGCGGTTGAGCGTCGAGCAGGGATTGCCTTCGATTCATCCCGGCGACGCGCTGATGAATTTGATTACGTTTGACCGCACGTGGCTGCGGCCGTGGGCGTTTTACGCGGTCGAAGACGAAGCGACGCGCGCGGAATTGCTCGCGCTCTTTCCCGACGGTTGTTACGTGGCGTTTGCGGCCGATGCTTACTGCGAGGCGCGCAGTGAAAGCATGGACGATCACTGGCGCGTGTTGCATGCGTTGCCCGGAGATGGACAAAACCGCCCGAGCGTGGGCGATTCGCTGGTGCAGGTGCAGGAGCGTTACAACGTTTTGTCGAATATGCAGGCGGAGACG